GCTATTTTACCTACGTTTGGATTACCTGAAGGAGTTAAGAATAGTGTAGCAAATCCTGAACCGCTATCTGAAATAGTTACGCCATTAACTCTTCCCTTAGCATCAACTTTAAGAGAAACATTTGGGTTATTGATATTACTACCAGTACCATTAATAGTTACACTTGGTGCCGATGAATATCCAAATCCGGTCTGGGATATTTCTACTGTATCAATCAGACCATCTAGTTTTGTGAATGTCGCTGTTGCTGTTTTACCCTGGAATTTGTGAACTGCCCCAACCCCTAATCCTGTTAGACTAATTACTGCCCCACCTACTGTTGCAGATAAGGTTATAGCATTACCCACTTTAGTTTTAACAAAATAAGCTGTTCCAGATACTAAACCTGCTATTGCTGTTCCATCAGTTGTATATGTTAGTTGATCATTTGCCTGGAATACTGCTGCTTGTGGAGCTGTTAATGTTATAGTATTAGCTGATGTACTCACTATAGACGAACTTGATCCATCAAATATATGTTCTTCTGGTGCAGCGATTGTTGCAGTTGGTGCTTGGAAATCCCTTCCGCCATCTCCTAAACCAATAGAATTTATAGATCCAAATCCATCTGTACCGACTGCAGCACCCACAGGATTTGTTTTGCCACTAGATCCATCTGAGAATGTAATTGCCGGATTGGCTATATATCCACTTCCAGGTTCTGTAATACTTGAAGTACTTATAACCCCATTTTTTAGTGAAGTAGAAAGTGTAGCACTTTGATGTATATCTGCTGTAACCTGTGGTGTAAAAGCTGATGCAAACATTTCTACCAATACTGGTAAATCTTCAACACCGATTACACCTGGTTGTATACCTGGCATTGCAGAAAATAATCTGGCCAGAGTACTTAGCATCTTCTTATCGTTTATTGTACCAATATTAACAAAGTTTAATAGTAATAAAATCTCTCCAAAGAATTTAAACCCAGCTGGATGAACTAATCTTGTAAAAGCATCTGACCAATCTGAGATATTTTTACCAGTTCTAATTAAGTAACTAAATTTCTGGTATCTTAAACTATCCTGTATTTTAATACTATCAGATAAAAATCCTTTATTAGATAAGAAAGCTTCTGACCCTTGGTCCCAAACCCCAGATGAAGGTATAAGTGTTTTATCATAAGGTCTTTCTACTTCTACCACTTCGTTAAATAATAACCTAAAGAAGATTTCTATACTATCGCTTGATCCTCTTACTTTATAAAAGTCGATTATATTTTTATATAAATTTCGTTTATTAACTGTTACGTTTCTTGGAATAGCTGCTGCTATTTCTTTTTGCATAAACTCTAGATAGTTCTCAGCGTTGCCATCAATATCCATAGCTTCTTCAATGGTGTTCATAACATTTGATGGGCCTGGACCAACCCAGTTTTTAACCACAGTAGTTAATGTTGCTGTTTTAGCATTATGTGTGGATAAACCTGTAACGGTATATGTTTTACCTATCTCTGATACTTCGTTAGCTAATGTTCCAGGTAAGTCATTACCATTGGTTATAGCTACGTTAATTGCGTTTAAGCTAATGTTTGTTGTTGTTCCATCTGTATCAGTGATAACTAATGTAGATTCAGCGCCTGTTTCGTCTGTAAAGAATTCATCATTCTCGTTCTTTGGATCTGATATTCTGAATACTGCCTTATCATCTAATACAACGTCTGTGAATGTTTTAGTTTGGGAATATATAAACTCCTCTAAATTCATAAACGTATAATATGATTTCATTAAAGCTTCAAGCTTAGAAGCATTTTCCAATATGTGTGATGGAACTAATTGCTTAAAGTTAATATGCTCTTTTGTCTTTTTCTTAGAAGACGCTACGGTTTCTACGTATCCCGGTGAGCTATATTCTGAATCGTGTGATGGCATTATTTAATTCTTGGTGTAGTTGTATATCTAATTGATCCTGATGATCCACTTACTGATATTGTATCAACTTCAGGTGTAATTGTTACTCTTTGTTGATCAATCGAAAGCAGTTGATCTCTTTTAGGTGCTAAGTCTAATGAATTAGGTACCACGGTTATTCTAATAGTTGTATTAGTAGATGGTGCAAAACTATTTAAAGTAATAGTTCCTTTGTCAACATCTATTTCACCAGCTGATGGTATTATAGTTACGTTAGTACCAGATACAGATTTAAATACTATGATTGTTCTTTTAGTAGAACCTGTAATTGGAATATCACCAAAGAAATGATCGTCTGTATCTCCTGCAATTTTAAATGCTGTAGAAGATAATATGTGTTTTGTAGAATCCCCTGACTGATAGAATGGTGAAGTAAAAGTTAAATTAAAATTATTGGTAGCTTGATTTGTAGTTGCCGCTATGTTTTGGAACATACGAGGTCTTACTGTACTATTCTGAATTGAAGGGTCTGCGTTATCAATACTTTTTAATAGTTGTGAATGCCTAAATACACCATCGAATTTATTTAAGTTATTAAAATTATAATCGCTGATTGTATCTCTTACAACAGATTGTAAATCTGAACTAGATCTATCTGTAAGGTTAGGATTATATTTAAAGAATACATCTAATTCTAAAAAGGTAAAATTAGGATCCAAAATTTCTGGGGTAATACTAACTACGTTCTTTCCTTTTAAAATTGTATCTTTAATTTGATCTTTTTCTGCTGTGGTTAATACAGTAGACGTAAGAGGTTTAATAGCTATGTAAGCCTTACCATAATCAGGTGGATCGTTATCTTCCCCGCCCCAAGTTGATATAGAATCTATATTTGTAAATGATTTTTTAATAATAGCAGAATAGTCATCAGATGTAACTGCTCTGTTTTGTGAGGTAAATGTTAATGGAGCATTGAATCGAATTGACTCAGTTGTTTCCGGGTCAACACCACCTGCTGCAGCTATTACTGTTGTAACTGCAACGTTTGAAAATCCCCCAACGTTATCTACCATTGTAAATGTATTAGCATTGTTTGCATCTTTACCGTTCGTGAATATATAATCTAAAGTAACAATGTTATTATTGATTGGTTTATATCCTGTTACGCCATCACCAAAATATATTTCAAAGTATTCATTTGAATTTTCTTGTAAGTAATATACCTTTGTTTCTGAATTAACATTCTTTAATGATTCGAACTGTGTATAAATGTCAAATGCTGTACTCTCTTCATTATCTTGTACACGAACTCTAAGAGTAGAAGTATCTCCATCTTTATCTGATATCTGGAATTTCTGATTCTCTATATCATTATCAACCCTATATTTTAAAGTTTTAAATGTACCTTCTGCTATAGCTATATCCGAAAATGTAAATGTATTATTTGAAATGGTTGCTGTATGATTATCTAAAACAACAAACTGGAATTCTTCACCATCAACTAAGGTATTTAGTTTTGTTCCTCTAGGAAGTGTAAGTGTTGTAGGTATAGTTCCTGACTCTCCTGACACATCAACTACTAAACCTATACTTGCTCTTGCAGCTAATATAGATCTTGGAATATAACCTAGTAATTTAGCACGGGTAACAACGTTGCCTCTTATTTGTGCTGAATCTAAAAATGCTTCATTTAAACTAAAGTGAGCATTCATTGCATTGTAATGTGTATTATATGCTAGAACATCTAGTAATACACTCATGCCTGATCCATCAAAGTCATAATCATTAAACTCTGATTGTGTCTTTAAGAAATTCTTTAGATTCGTTTTAATCTGATCGAAATCTAATTCTGTAACTTTTAAATTTGTTGCCATTTTATCTTAACCTTCTTAGTAATATCTCTACAGTATCATCTGTATCATTTTCTTTTATTAAAAACTTAACAGTCAATCTGTAAGCATTTTGATCTGATAGATCGTTTAGTCCTATGGATAATATCTTTACCCTTGGCTCATAATCTCGAAGAACCTTTCTTACGTTCTCTTTTATAGCTATTTTTGTGATAGCATCCGCTGGTTCAAATAATAAACCTCTTAAGTTAGCTCCAAGCTGAGGCTGGAACGGTCTTTCAAATGCATTTGTTATTAATAAGTTCTTAACAGCATTCTTTACAGCATTATCATCCTTTAACACGTTAATGTCTTTTCGTATAGGATGTATTAATAAAGAAAGATCTAAATCTCTATGGCCTTTATTCTTACTTACAATGCCAGCTTTCTTATTGCCAGTGATTGACCAATCTGATTGTATTAAAGGTGATGTTTGTGTTGTCATATATCTATTTATACGCTATTAATCAGGCTTTTGGGTATTTCCGGCTGACGAGCCAGAGCTTATTGTATGGGTATGAGTATCTAATACCACACCTTTACCTGTTATGCTATCTGTTGCTGTAATTGTTTTGTCGTTAGTTTGTTCTTCTGTTACGTGTAATGTTCCTGTTATAGTTGTATTACCGTCTATGTTTACTATATCATTCACAGCATCAATACTAACAGTTCCTTCTTCTGATATATTTATTGTTGTACCTGAATGATGTAGTAGGTTAATTGTATTTGTGCTTGGATTTAAAGTAAGTGTGTGAGTTTTAGGTTCATCCCCTATTCCAGTACTTTTTAATATTGTAATACCATCTTTGTCTATATTTAATGTAGAAGTATTTGTACCATGCTTTATATTAATTCTTTCTAGACCAACGGTATTATCTAATTCAACTAAATGCCCACCGACTGTTTTTAATACTTGATTTTTATTATCTGCATCAACTTCTACTGGAACATCTTCCATAGCAGAAGTCTTTCCATATTCCCCAGTAAATCCCTTAGTTGTATCTGGTGCTTCTTCTGTGAACGAAGCTAAGCTACCCATCACTATTGGATCTTGTGCACTTGGTCCATCCCTAAAGAATCCAATTACCCATCCTCCTGTTAATAGCTGATGATTCATTCCTATTCCATCTACACTTGGAGATGTATTTGGCATCATAACTGTTGCCCAAGGTAAATCTTTTGTATCTAATAAAGCTTTATTGTCTGTATGATAACCAAAGCATCTTACCTTAACTCTATTTCTTTTCTTTGGATCTATAACTTCTTCTATCACTCCCATGAACCAAGAAAATTCCCCATCTATAAACATATCCTTACGCATCAACACTTACCTCGCTCGAATCCCTTTGGATTGTTACTTTCATTTTATAATAATCATCAAAGCTATGCTCTACTCTTGTAACCAAATAATCACTTGAATTATATTTATCAATCATCACTGGAGGTAAATCTGCTCCTTCAATCGTTGTTGGTTTAACAGTTTTCATATTTACTTTTGAACCAACCTGTAATCCAAAGTCTCCATTCAATGAAATTAAATGCGTATTAAATCCCATTGTATGTAGATGTGATTCTGATTTTAATATAGTAGTATAAGCTGGATTATGATAGTTTGA